TTATGAGACAATATGTCAACTTGTTTTTCTCAAAACAGAGACAAAAAAAAATAAAAAAAGTCCGCCTAAAAAGACGGACTTCAAAAAATGGCTCAAAAAACCTGCTCAATTATATACGCAAGGCACGGCTACGATATTTGGCTTCCCCGTTGTTGCTGAAACGCGCTGCGCTGTTACCCCGCAAATGCCACTTGGGTAAAGCGTGATGACATCCAGCCCGTACTCGTCGGTGAAAACGATATGATCTTCTCCCCGCTCAGACGTGATTACGACTCCGTGATACTCAACGCCGTTCCATGCTACGCGTGCGGCACGCCCATCTGTCACAACACTTACTTTGACTGTGCCGAAGCTATCTGAGGGCTTTTGTTCCAGCAAATCCCCGTACAGACTTACCCCTGGGAGCTGATTGGACAAATGTAGCGTTATTTGTATGGGTTGCTGCGCGCTGGCAGGCGCGCAAAACAAAAACAACACAGCGAACAGGAACAGTATTCCCCTTACCATTATTATACCCTCCAGCTAAAGAACCCGCCCGAACCACCGAACGCGGCCAAAGACACGGAAAGAATCTAGCTCATCCCCCTGTAAATCTATAGGTGAGTAACTCCGGTTTTCTGAATGGAGGCGCCATCCGGTGGGGAGACGAAAAATCCGCTTCACCATCAGCGCCCCTGATACTCCCAAAAGGTAAATCAATCCGTCCTGCGGATCCTTGTCCCCCTGGTCAACCAAAATGAAATCGCCATCCCTGATGAGCGGCTCCATACTGTCACCGCGCACTAATAGCATGGCACACTTTTTGGGGTGAATACCGTTTTTGTGGAAAAAATCGTCACGGAAAGCGTAGTAGCCATCTATATGATCGTCCGTCTCCAGACTTTCACCGGCCCCTGCTACCGCCCTGACGCGCGGCACAAGCTCGAACTGTTTCATTTCCTCCCCGGGGGAAACAAAGGAAATATGCAGTTTGTCAAGCCACTCACACAGGACTTCGGGGCTTGGCAGGGCGGGATTGGCATCATCCATAGCCCTATAAAACGTAGCTTTTTTCGCGCCTAAAAAGCGCAAAAGTTCGGATTTTCCGCCGGCTATATCAGCCGCACGGCGCAGACAGGCAACAATCTGTTCGTAGGTTTTCATAGATACTCCTTACCTTTTTTGTCTCATAAGTGAAACAACGAATCATGAGACTATGGGGTTGCCACATTGTCTACAATATGAGACAATGCGTCCATGAAATACGACAGACTTATACATGACTACATCAGCCGTTCCGGGGAAACAGTATGCGCGCTCGCCAAACGCGCTAAAGTCAGCCGGGCGACACTCTACAGAGCTATGCAGGGGAAAAACGTCAAAATGGCCGTAGCCCGCAACATCCTGTCGAGCATCGGCTATCACCTGACAATCACCCCCCGCGGGGACAAATAATGAATCCTTTTGAAAGCAAACCCGCGGCGGAAATCGCCGTCTATCTGGCAGAGAAGTGCGGTTTCTCCATGGTGCCCCTTCACAGAGGCACCAAAAAATCGTGCATCCCATGGACGCCGTACCAGACGCAGGCCGCTGACACTGAGCAGATCCTTGAATGGGCCACCAAATCTTTTCCCGGCTGCAACTGGGGGTGCGTTGCCGGGCTGGTCTCGGATCTGGTTGTGTTCGACTGCGACGATGAGGCGGCCTACAAGTGGGCGCAGCTCCACCTCCCGACTACTCCGGTTAAGGTTAAGACGTCCCGCGGGTGGCATCTCTACTATCATCATCCCGGGCCTGAATACGTCGATGAGCTAAAGGCAATTGACCCGCGCAAGGACGGGGTACACGCGGAACTGCGCAGCGACGGACAGTACGCCGTCGCCCCTGGCTCCCTCCATGAAAGCGGCGTTATCTACACCGCCGACGTGGAGTTCCCCGGCGTATGGGAGTACGCGCCGGAATTTGCAATCCTGAAGCCCGCCAGCTCTATAGATCTGTCCGGCTTGGATGAGCGGATAGCCGATATTCGGGCTAAGTACTCCGAGGTACTGGAGGGGAACCGGCATAATACGCTTCTGTCCTACGCCGCCGCGCTTATTGGAAGCGGTTGCCCGCCTGACAGGGCGCTGAAACTCACTCTTGAGAAGAACAGCGACATATGCACGCCGCCGCTAAAGGCGCGTGAGGTGGTAGGTATTGTGGGCGGTATATACAAGACCCATCAGCGAAATCACCCGTTGGGGAAGACAGACAGCCCCGACGCCCTGGCTACGGATATGTCAGGCCTCGAGCTCCAGCCGGTAGACCGGGAAGACACAGATCCTTTCCCGCCCTGTCTGCTACAGCCAGGCGGCCTGCTGGAAGAAGTTATGGATTATATACGTGCTTCGTCCATCCGCACACGCGCGGAATTTTCGCTCGGCGGCGCAGTGTCTTTGCTCGCTACTCTGCTCGGGCAGCGTATCCGGACATCTACGGGCCTGACGACCAATACATACTTAGCTATCCTCGGACGTTCCGCCTCGGGCAAGGATGCCCCGAAGCGTGCTATATCCCGCCTACTCGGCATTACTACGGGTGGCGATGCTTACGGCGGTATAGATATAGCTTCCGATGCTGCTATTATTAGCCTGCTCGCCCAAGAAGGCCGGCATAGGATGTGCTTCCTTTTTGACGAACTAGGTCTTTTCCTGAAAGCATGTAAAACCCCGAACTCGCCGCGCGCCGGCGTGGCGAAGGTACTGACGCAGCTTTTCAGTTGCTACGACACGCCATATGTCAAAGCATACGCAGACGTTGAAAAAACGCGGATTATCCCATGGCAGGCGCTCAATGTGCTTGGGTTCAGCGTCCCCGGGGAGTTTTGGGGCGCACTACAGGCCGGAGAACTAACAAATGGCTTCTTGTCGCGATTTATCATAATCGAGAACGACGCGGCACCGGAACCGCGTAACTATCACATCAATCAGGCTGTTCCTGACGATTTGCGGGACAAGCTGCGTGCCCTATGGGCTATACCGGGCGGGGAGGATACTCCAGATGTCACCACGTCCGGAGGAGTTAAGCTTGAACGCATAGCCAAACCGCGCGTTATCCCCTTCACCGAAGAAGCTGAAAAATTCATCAGGGAGAAAGAAGCGGCTTTTGACCGCCTCGCCTATGCCGCGGATGAGGCGGAAGACGAAGGGGCGTGCGCGTCTTCCGTGTATGGGCGCTGCGGAGAACACGCCCGCAAGCTCTCCCTCGTTTTCGCGGCCTCCCGCATCGGGGCTGAAGGCCTTCTCTCGGAAGACGCATGCGTCACTCTGGATGACCTGCGGAAGGCTGACGCTCTTGTCGAATGGTCAGCGCGCCGCCTGATTAGAGGCGCAGCAGAAAACGCCGCTTCTTCTGATTTCGAAGAGTGGTGCCGACAGGCACAAAACGCCATTAAAAAATATCGGCAACATGAAGCCACTCTACACAGAGATAAGCCCGGCGCGCCCTGGTATGTCATCGAGAAGGCGCTGAAAGGCGCCACCCCCAGGCAGGCCAAGGATGTACGCGATAAGCTCATCCAGACAAACCGCCTGCGGGTGATGCCCGCATGGCGAAGCTCGCCAAAATCCAAAAAAACGCTTGACCTTTTCTGCCTCGTGGAGGAAAAAGATGTGAAAGATGAATGATTCCAGCATGTTAATTCAACAGTCAAACCTTAATAGTCGTAAATGGTCGTTTAATAGTCGCCGGAAAAACACAGCGTAACTACTTGAAATAACTGGATAGTCGCAATAGTCGCAATAGTCGCACCCACCCCCGCAAAGATAAAGGGGAAAATTGTGTGAGGTGTACCCCTAAAAAGTGCGACTATTGCGACTATCCAATAAAATCAAGTAGTTATGATGCGACTATTAAGCGACTATTGAATACACCATTAGACTATTCAATAAAATCAAATACTTATATATATTAAAAAAATATATATATTATATATTTTAGCATTATTATGAGAGTTGTTAATCGTATAAATACAGCTGGGCAAGCGTCAGAAAGCCGCGAACAGCAGGCGCTCTTCAGGTGGTGGGATGTATACAGATCCCAGTACCCTGCGGCGGTCATGTTCGCCGTGCCCAATGGCGGCGCACGCTCGGCCATAACGGGGGCAAGGCTCAAGGCTGAAGGCGTGCTGGCAGGCGTGCCGGACGTCTTCCTTGCCTTCCCGGCGGGCGGCCTGCACGGGCTTTTTATCGAGATGAAGAGGGCAAAAGGCGGCACCACCAGCACCGCACAAAAGATAGTCGGAGAACTCCTGTCACGAGCAGGCTACGGGGTGGCCGTGTGCCACGGATGGCAGGACGCCAGAGATACAGTCATCAGATACATGGAGGGGAGCTATGGGAATGAGAGGGTGGGCTAAGGATGAGATAGAGACCGCTGCACAGATGTATGCCGCGGGAGAAAGCTACCGGAGCATTGGCGCGGCCATACGTAAACATCCGGATGCCGTGCGGTACTACATACGCAGGCATCCGGAGCGGTTTATCTCAGAATCCGAAAGAAAGGGCATTCTACAGGGCAAGAAGACCGCCCTGCCTGTACCCAGGTATACACGCCGCCGCTGCCACGACTGCGGGCGCCCCACGGCAGACTACAGATGCCCGCGGTGCTGGGCCCGCCTGAGACGTGCGGGCGGATACTCACCCACGGGAGAGGTATCGGACATGGATACGGTGGCGTATGGGCCTGCGCAGTGATTTTTTTAGTTCCCCTTGTCTAGTTAGTCGGAAAATGTGTGGGGAAGTCCGTAGAGGGGCGATTTCGGGCGTCTGGAGGGTATATGAATAGCACGGGGAAAAAAGCATACGAGCAGTACGTGAAGCTGGCATTCCGGCTGATGGTAGCTGAGCTGGTGATCGTGACTATCGCTGTAGTTGTGGCGGTCTTTTGCGCCGCTGAGGTCGGGATGTCTTTATCCGCGTGCCTGGCGTCACTCGCGCTGGGCGTACTTCTCGGGGCGGGGCTGGATGCCCTGCGTGGCAGACTGTGGAGGCGGCATGATGCTGGCAGATAGTCCCCGTACCTACGGATGGACGCCCCACAGAGATGCCATGCTTGCCCGCCTCGTGGGTGCTGGCTACTCGTGGGCGACTATAGGCCGCCTGTGCGGCCGGACAAAAAAAGCGGCGCAAGCCCGCTGGAAAGTCCTCCAGAGCGAAGGTGCCGTGCCGGCCCTGATGAAGCGAAAAAAAACAAAAATACGGTGGACGCAGGAGATGGATACCCTGCTTGTCTCTCTGAGACAGGAGGGCGTTCCGTGGCAGGAGGTAGCCGTCCGCCTCGGTGTCAGTCTTTACGCGGCATGGAGCCGCGGAGAAAAAATCAGACAAAAGGAGAGAATATGACCAGGAAAGAATGCCTTGACGCCGCCGGTAAGGCTGTACTGACAGACAGGGCCCGTGAGTACGGGGCTCCTGAAGACTGCTTTGGCCTTATCGCAGCCCTGTGGAGCCGCTATACCGGGTGCGATATATCCACCGCGGATGTGTCCGCCATGATGATCCTCCTGAAGCTCGCCCGCATAGAGGGGAATCCCAGGCACGCGGATTCCTGGGTAGATATAGCAGGATACGCCGCCTGCGGAGCTGAGTGCGCTGCCGCTATGTCCGGATGCGAGCGCGTAGGCGGTGTGGACTACGGCACAGTCCCGTCCCTGAAGGCGGAGGAAGTCCCCTCTACGGGGTCCCCCTTCGGTCATGGCGATATACCTGTGAAGACGATGTAGGAGGTGCGTATGGAAAATATACTTATCGACGGGCAGTCAGCGCTTTTACGGGAGAAGACCCGGGATATGGAGGAGAAGGCCGGATGCGTCCGGAAGGATGAGCCCCCTAAGCGGGGCGTAGTGGGTATCGGGAATGCGGAGATGTATAGGCGGCTCTCTGCCCGCGTCAGTGAAGCGGAGAAGAAGCATCCGGCCTTCTCCGACGGTATCTACCAGGGCGTAGGCGTCATCGGTGAAGAGTACGGAGAACCAGAGGATTGTTTCGCTCTGATTGCGAGACTCTGGACAGACTATACCGCGGTGAATCTGAGCTCCGCCGATGTTGCCGCTATGATGATTCTGCTGAAAGTGGCAAGGGTCAGGAACGGTAAGGCGAAAGATGATTCATGGGTTGATATGGCGGGATACGCCGCCTGCGGTGCCGAGTGCTCTATGTGGGATACAGGTAAGGAGGGTTAAGATGGATAGCCGTATAATAATCAATATTACCGATGAGGAGGACAAGCAGGATAGTAGTCTGACTGATGATGGGAGGGTTCTTTTCACTCTCATAAGCCGCATTGCCAAGGCGGAGAAGAAACATCCTAATTTCGCCGATGGTATATACCAAGGCGTGGGTGTCATTGGTGAGGAGTACGGAGAGCTCTGTCAGGCTTTGAATAAGGGGCAGGGGGAGGAGCGCATTATGGATGAAGCGTTTGACCTGCTTTGTGTCGTCTGGCGCCTCTGTAGGGGGGACTGGAGAACGGGTGATGAAAAAGGTTATGATTATACAGCCTATGACGGGAAAAACGTATGAACAGTTAAAGACTGAGTGGGATAAGGCT